AGTTAAGGCGCGTTAGAAATAACGCATTTGTTAAGCACACCATAACGGGAGCAGCATACATTGCGCTGCGAAACAGAGTTGGTGCTTTAAGGGAGAAAAAAATGGCATTGCCAAAACAGGTACAACAGCAACTTGATGAAGTTGAAGAGTTAGAGAAACAATTAGAAGCCCAAGGCGAAGAAGTAGAAGCCAAACCAGAAGTTAAGAAAAAGAAAACTTCTAAAAAAGCTAAAGCCGAGGATACGGAAGTTGAAGTAACAGATGACGAACCAATCGAGGAGCCTGTAGCAGTAGAAGCAACGCCGGCTGACGATTCTAAAGAAGAAGTATCAGAAAGCTTTAAGCAGAAGTACGCTACCTTACGAGGAAAGTATGATGCAGAAGTTCCTAGACTGCACCAGCAGGTTAAAGAACTTACTGACCAAATGAATGCTATCCGACATGAAGCAGAAGCTGCAAAAAAAGCAGAAGCTGAGAAACCGAAAGAGAAAGTTAGTTATGTTACCGATGCAGATCGAGAAGAGTACGGTGATGATTTGATCGACTTTCAACGTCGAGTTGCCAAAGAAGCGTCCCAGGAGTATGAAGACCGCTTTGAGCAACAGGCTAAAGTAATTGAACAATTGCAACAGCAAATTTCAAATACTGGAAACCAAGTTGGAGAGGTAGGTTTTACCCAGAAGCTAAATGCTTTAGTACCTGGATTTGACCAACTTGACAATGACGAACGTTGGGTTGCATGGCTAAATGAGTATGACCCTATGACTAGGGGGCCACGCAGAGATCAAGCTCAATCCGCCTTTAACTCAGGTGATGCAGAAGCGGTAGCTCACTATGTGGGTTTATTCCGTGAAAGTATTAACGAACCTGTAGCTAATGGCAAGAGTGATCGCCAAACAGAGCTCGAAAAGCAAGTAACACCAAGTCGTTCTGCTAGCACAGTGACTAATAAGAGCTCGAGTAAAGACTCTAGAGTATATTCAGAAAAAGAATTGAATAATGCTTGGACTAAGATTCGGACTTTAAATACACAGGGCAAGTATGACGATGCGGAAAAACTTGAAGCTGAGTTAACCGCTGCATACATGGAAGGTCGAGTTAAGTAAATGTAACTAGCCATTCGGTAAGTAGCCTTAACCCAAACTGTTTATTAATGTTAAGGAGAACCAATAATGGCTCATATATTCCCCGTAGTAGGCTCTGGTGCGTTTGACACTAACCCTACGTATTCAGGTAGTTTTATTCCACAATTGTGGTCTAACAAGCTGAATGCAAAATTCTTTGCGAACACAATGATGACTGACATCGCCAACACTAGTTGGGAAGGCGAAATCAAGAATCAAGGTGATTCAATTCGCATCCGTACTGCACCATCAATCACTATCAATGATTATGCTGGAGCTGGTACGACTTTATCAAGTGAAGTTCCTGTACCTATCTTTCAAGATTTACAAATCAACAAAGGTAAGTATTTCAGCGTACAGGTCAACGATGTATTAGCACACCAAGCTGATATGGACTTGATGAACATGTTCACTGATGACGCTGCTAAGCAGTTGAAGATTGCAATCGAAAACGAATGCTTCTTCCAGTGGTTTGTAACAGAAGGCGCAGCCGCAGCTAACAAAGGCGCATCAGCTGGTGCTATCTCAGCAAGCTACGGTCTAGGTACTGACACTGTACCAGTTAACCAAGCTACATCTGGTGAAATGTTGAAGATGATTCTACGTATGTCAGCTGCGTTAGACGAGCAGAACGTACCAGAAGAAGGTCGTTGGTTGATTATGTCTCCACACGATCGTCACATCTTGATGCAATCAGACATTGCACAGGCGTACTTCACTGGTGACCAGTCAAGTATCGTTCGTACTGGTAAGATTGGAATGCTAGACCGCTTTACGGTTTATGTATCTAACTTACTACCTAAAGGTACTACATCTAAAGCTACAGTTGCAGGATTAACAGCAACTTCAGCAGGCGCTACGCTTTCAAATGCTAAGCCACGTCGTATGATGGTAGCAGGTACTTCAGACGCTGTGTCATTTGCTTCGCAAATCACTAAGACAGAGCCTCTACGTAACCAAACAGATTTCGGCGACATCGTTCGTGGACTTTCTGTATATGGCCGTAAGGTTGTTAAGCCTGAAGCTCTAGTTACAGCGTTGATTGGATCTCCATAAGGAGGTCTAGTTAACTAACTGAGGAGGGGGGAAACTCCCTCCTTATATCAACGTACGGAGTAGAATGTGGCAACAATAAAAGTTATAGAAGTTATTAAGCGCGTAGAAGATGTTCTACAAGATTCAAATGTACGATGGCCACGCGTAGAGTTACAAAATTGGCTTAATGAGTCGTACTTACAAATTGCGTTATTAAGACCTGACGCTAGTTCTAAGACCGGTACACTTACTTGTGTTGCTGGTAGCAGACAAACAATCACGTCAGGATTCTCCACTGCACTACGTTTACTAGATGTAGTAAGAAATTTAGCATCTAGCTCAGACAAAAAAGTAGTTCGCCTTATAGATAGAAGTGTTTTAGATGACCAACGTCCAGCTTGGCATACTGACACCGCTTCGGTAAATATTCAAAACTATACATTTGATGTTAGGCAACCTAAAGAATTTTTTGTGTTCCCTCCAGCTACTACCTCTGCTCAACTAGAAGTAGTGTACGCTGATTTACCTGGGTCACATAGTCTTAGTGCTTCTGCACTAGACCCAACCGGTAGTAATACCGACGTTATAAAAGTAGATGATACATATTTAAGTGTCATTACTGATTGGATACTATATAGAGCTTTCTCTAAAGATGCTGAATTTGCAGCTAACGCTGCCAGAGCAGGTGCTCATTACCAGACATTTATGTCGTCTATAGGTAATAAGACGCAGAGTGATGTAGGCTCTTCACCTACGGAGGCAGTGTAAATGGCTACTACTTTATGGGCAAGTTTTTACCCTTATGTACAACCTTATGTTCCTGGGTGTCCAGAGATTGTTATAGAATCGCACTTACAAGAGTCTGCTGCTGATTTTTGTGCTGAAAGTGAAGTTTGGCGATACACTATAGAACCGGATTACACTTTCAACGGAGAAGCGGATTACGATATAGATGTTACTAAGGGTACTCTTTTAGAAAACATAATGTATTTATACTTAGATGGAAATATGTTGCAGCGAGTGTCAGAAAGGCACTTTAAACCTGCTGTGAACAAAGACGGTAGTGCTGTAAAAGGTACACCAACCTATTTTTCCATGCTAGACGATAACAGTATTCGTTTATACCCAACCCCAGACCAAAAATATACGTTCAATGGTCTAGGTGTACTTAAACCAAAATTATCTGCTACTGGAGTAGAAAGTTTTATTTTTGACACTCATGGTCGCTCTATAGCGGCAGGAGCTATTGCTAGACTTGCGGAGATTCCTAATAAAGAATGGAGTAACCCAGACTTAGCTATGCAACATCGTATTGACTATGAGCGTAAGATTTCTAACGCTAAAGGAAGAGACACTAGAAGAGTTAATCTTCGCGTGGCTTCTGTAGGCTTTGCTGACTAGGAGGACAAATGGCAGAAACTTTTAAATTCGTTCAAGGAGATACTGGCCCACAGTTGCAATTTACTCTAACGGACGACGAAACAGGCCTTGCAACAGATTTAACTAGTGGTACAGTTGACCTTCATTTCCGTGCTGCAGGAGCAGACACTATATTATTTACTAGAAGATTACAGATTAAAAGTCCAGCTACAGCAGGAATAGCAGTTTTGGCATGGGCTACTGGTGATTTAAATCAACCTGCAGGGACGTATCGAGGAGAGCTAGAAATAGTACGAGGGTCAGGTATACGAGAAACTTTATACGATGTGTATAAGTTTAAAATTAGAGAAGACTTTGCATGAGTATAAAAAATAAGTCTATAACAAAAAATAGTATAAGTGCCTCAGTTAAGGCATTAGCAATAAGCGCTCTTGCTGAGTTAGGTTTTTACTTAAAACATATTGAAAAGTTTGATTCAGTATTTGCTAGTGACGCTGAGTTATTAGACTTCGTAAAAAATCTTACTGAAAACGTTACTGTTGGAGAAGACGCAGCTATAGCGTTTACTATGGGTACGTTAGTAGAGAGTGTAGGCGTGGCAGATACGTTTGCTAAAATAGTAGCCTACAACCGTAGCTTTACTGATGGAATTGCTTTAGATGATGTTGCAACAATTCCTAATGGAATCTTTACTAAAAATAATGTTGCTTTTACATCTGATGAGTTAGGTATGGACTTAACTAAGCCTTCAATAGCTGATTCTGTTACCGTAAGTGAAATAATTGGGTTGTTCTACAACAAACAACTTGCTGATGCTGTAGCTTTAGATGACGCAGTTGTTTTACCTAATTCGGTACTTACTAAAGGTAATGTTGCTACAATGAGTGATGTAATGTCACTATCTCACCACTTTGGTAGATTTTTTAATGACTCTGTAGCTTTAGACGATACAATTGTTCTCCCTGCTGGACTACTTACTAAAGGTAATGTTGTTGCAATGACTGACTTACTGTCAATTTCTTATGGGCATGGTAGAGTTTTTAACGACACTATTACACTATCAGATGTTGAGAATAACCCTGTAGGAACAAACGTACTTAACACGTCAATGCTTAACCCAGGAAACTCACAGTTTCTACTAACTAAAGGTAACGACGCAGTAGACAACTTTGGTGTTACAGACGTAGCCTCAGTAGGGCCAGGTAAAAATTTAGCAGATTCATTTACTTTCGGCACCGACACTAATTATTATGGTGTAGGGAAAGGCGTACTTGAAACAATTAACTTAACAGAGGAACTTTATTTTTCACTCAAAACTCCTATGGATACAATAAATCTATCAGAAGTGGCGGTCAATAATTTTTCTAAGTCGCTAAATGAAAGTGCTGATATAATGAATATATCTGATACAATTAATTTAGTACGTGTCACCGGCGGAGTCATGAACATGATTCCATTGAATAGAGTACAATTAAACTAGGAGTTTAACATGTTAAATGATAACTTAGCACTAACTGGTGCGTTAACAATCGAAGTAAATGATGTAGTAGTGCAAAAAGCAAAAAATCTAGTAGTAACAGCAGGTAAAAACTGGGTTGCTGATAGAATGAACAATGCAAACACAGTAATGACGTATATGGCGTTAGGTACAGGCACAAATGCTGCAGCAGCAGGAGATACAACTTTACAAACTGAATTAGACAGAAATGCTCTAACAAGCACGACCGTTTCTAATAACACTATTGCTTATGCAGCCACTTGGGCAGCAGGAGATGCAACTGGCGCGATTACTGAGGCTGGTATTTTTGATGCAAACTCTGGTGGCGACATGTTGGCGAGAACCGTGTTCTCAGTAGTTAACAAAGGTGCGTCTGATTCAATTACAATTACTTGGACTATTACTATATCTTAATAATTCAATTTAGCATCTAGAGGAGTAGTATATGGGAGTTAAGTTTACCAATAATGCCTTTACCACTTTATCCAGTGGTATAAGTGCAGGAGCTACTAGCTTTAGTGTAGCTTCAGTTTCAACATTTCCTTCCTTGGGTGTTGGAGACCATATGTATGTCTCCATAACTGATGAAGTAGTTAAAGTTACCGCAATCAGCGGGACTACGTTAACCTGTGTTGCCACTAGTGGTGCGCACAGTGCTGGCGTTCCCGTTGAGTTAAGGATGACAGCAGAGCTTTTAAATGACTTTGCTGAAGATACTGAAGCCTTACCGCTTGCCGGTGGGCAAATGTCTGGCAATATAACTATGGCAGGCTCGCAAACAGTTGATGGCAGAGATTTATCAGCAGATGGTACAAAATTAGACGGCATTGAAGCTAATGCAACAGCCGACCAAACAGCTGCACAGATTAAAACTCATTTAGAAAATGGTATTGATAGTGTTCATTACGTAGATGGAAGCATTGACGCAGAACACATAGCATCAAATGCGGTTACTACAGCTAAGATTGCAAATGATGCAGTTACAGAAGCTAAGTTAAACTTAATATCTACAGGCAGTGTGCCTTCGTTAGAGGCTAAAGGAACATCCGGAGTTACAGATGGTTACATACAATTAAACTGTGCAGAAAACTCACATGGTATAAGATTAAAAAGCCCGCCTCATTCGGCCGGTGCTGATTACACATTGACATTTCCTGATGATGACGGTGCTGCAAATGAAGTTCTACTTACTAACGGTTCAGGTGTCCTAGACTGGACTACGGTCGGTACATCTTCTTTAGCTGCGACTTCAGTTACTACAGCTAAGATTGCATCAGGTGCAGTTACTACAACTAAGATTGGAGCAGATGCGGTAACAGGTGCCAAGATTGCTGACGACGCTATTGATAGTGAACATATAGCGGCAGATTCAATTGACGCGGAACACTATGCACCGGGCTCTGTAGACACTACTGCACTAGCTGCAGACTCAGTAACAACTGCTAAGATTGCTGATAATGTAACTCTTGGTGGTAATGTTACAGTATCAGGAAACCTTACAGTTTCAGGTACAGAGACAACAGTTAACACTGCTACCCTAGCAGTAGAAGACCCACTAGTTTCTCTTGCAACAGGCAACAATGGATCTGACGCAATAGATATTGGAATTTATGGTTTATATGATACATCGGGTTCACAAGATTTATACAGTGGTTTGTTTAGAGATGCTAGTGATTCAGGAAAGTGGAAGTTGTTTAAAGACAATCAAGCAGCACCTACTACAACAGTTAATACATCTGGAACAGGATATGCCGTTGGAACATTAGTTGCTAACTTAGAGGGCAATGTTACAGGTGCATTGACAGGTAATGCTGCTACTGCTACTAAACTTGCAACTGCAAGATCATTTACTACTACAGGTGATGTTGTAATTACTTCTACTAACTTTGATGGTAGTGCAAACTTTACTGCGGCAGCAACGATTCAAACTGGAGCAGTAGAGCATGCGATGCTTGCAGGTGATGCAGTTGATGGTGATAATATCGCTGATGATTCTGTTAACTCTGAGCATTATGTAGACGGAAGTATTGACAATGCACATATTGCATCAGCAACTATTACGGGAGCTAAATTAGTAAATAATACTCTTACAGCTACTCAAATAGCTGCTAACGCAATTACAGCTTCTGAGCTTGCAGACAATGCAGTTGACACAGCAGCTATTGCAGCTGATGCGGTAACAGGTGCTAAGATAGCTGACGACACTATTAACTCAGAACATTATGTAGATGGCTCTATTGACACAGCACATATTGCTGGAGATGCAGTTACATCTGCTAAGATAGCTAATGGTGCTATTAGCTCATCTGCAAAAATAGCTGATGATATTATTGATAGTCAACACATAGCTAATGATGCAATTAACCACTCTGATATGATTGCCGATGGAGTAATTAAGTCAGAGCATTATGAAGATGGAAGTATTGATGCAGCTCATATTGCCAGTAACACAATTACAGCTACGCAAATAGCGGCAGATGCTATAGGAGCTTCTGAGTTAAATGCAGACACACGTCACGGAAATACAACAGATGCTTATCTAGGTAATGGACACGATTATATGTTTGCAGATGCAAGTATTGGTTTAAGATTTTACACAGCAGGTGCAGAAGAAATGCGTTTAGAAGATGATGGTGACTTACACGTTGATGGTGATGTCATTGCCTTTTCATCTACAGTTTCAGATGCAACGCTAAAGTATGACATTAACCCTATTGACCACGCTTTAGACAAAGTTGCTCAACTTACAGGTGTTACTTATAAATACCTTAAAGATGGCATGGAGTCAGCAGGTCTACTAGCTCAAGATGTTGAAAAGGTTATGCCTTGTGCAGTAAATGAAAGAAAATTACCTATGCACAAAGATGATGGTAAATCATACAAGACTTTAAACTACGACAATCTACACGCTTTACTAATTGAATCTATTAAGGAGCTTACTGCGAAAGTAGAGAAACTGGAGAAGAAATAATGGCAGTTAAATCATCAGGAGCAAATTTAGCACTAAATGGTGACATAGTAGCTGAGTTTGGTGGTTCAGCACCACATGCTATGAGTGAGTATTATGGTGGTGGTGATTTAGTACCAGCGGGTGCAAACCCAGGTGTAGCGACTTCAGGACAAATTACTATGAACTCGTTTTACGGTTCAGTAGCGGCAACTGTACTTACTATATCAAGTAATACAAGTAACTATAATATCAAATCAGCCGCAGTAGCAGCGGGTGGTGACACAAGTACACCAGTAATATTAACTGTTAATAGTGGTGTGACAGTTAGCTCAAGTAGTAATTCAACACCGGCTATGAAAACAGATACAGGTTGGAGTAATGGTGTAACAATTAATATTATTAATAATGGTTCAATAGTTGGTGCTAACGGTTCAGCAGGTTCATCAGGCTCTAACACGTCAGGAAATCCAACGTCAGGTGGTGGTTCAGGTGGAAACGCAAATAGTGGTTCAGGTGGGGCCGGTGGAACTGGAAATGGTTCAGCATCAGGCTCTAACAATGGAAGTAATGGTTCAGCAGGTGGTACCGCCTTTGAACACTCACAAACTGGTGACAACAATTTGTCAGTAATATTTGATACAGCAGGCACACGCACAGGTGGGTCAGGTGGAGCAGGTGGGTCAGCCGGTACGCATTCAGTCACAGGAAATGGCGGCGGTGGCGGCGGTGGCGGACAATGTAGTGGAAACTTTACTACTAATAACCGTGCTTACACAGACAATGGCGGTGGCGGCGGTGGCGGCGCAAATGGTGGTTCAGGAGGCTCAGGTTGGCAAAACGGTTCAGGTGGTGGTTCAACTTCAGGTGGTTCAGGTGGATTATCGTATCGTGAAGCTACAAGCTGTGGCTATTGTTCTTGTTATGGTGGTCGCGGTGGAAACGGCGGTAACTTAGCGCAAAATGGATCTAATGGTACATCAGGTGGTGGCTCAGGTGGTTCAGCAGGAGCAACAGGAAACTATAATGGTTCAGCAGGTTCTAATGGTGCTAGTGGTTCAGCATTAGCAGGTAATACAGGTCAAATTTCATAGGAATATATTATGGCATTAAAAGCAAAGTTAATTAGAGGAGATAGATATAGTGCTGAAGATGTGCTAGAATGTCAATTAACTATTGATGGTTCAGCATACTCATGCGTTCACCACGTTGAAGTAGTTAGTGGTGCAACTGTAACGCATGGAGGAGGTGCACCTGCAGCAACAACGCTACATTATAAATCTGTTGAAAATGATGCGGATGACGATGGTGTTATAGACTACAGTAGCTCACAAATGAAAATATTACAGTCCGAAAAAGGCACTGCAGTTATCAAAGTAGTAGCAACAGTCATATTAAAATCAGATTACGATACATGGAAAACAGCATATGATGCGTGGATTGCAGAACATACAGAAGAAGTTGATGGAGATAGAATGCAAAAAATTGGTTCCCCAAGTGCACCTGCATATCCTTCCGCATCTACACATAAATCAGGTAACATAACTTTAGAATGGGCGGATGACACTTTTGTATAACTGTAATAAGGGGAAAACTTGTTTGATTGGATTAAGGATACAGACAAACAGACGTACACAATCAAAGGTCTGATTTTAGCGAACCAAGAGACTAAAGATAACAGAAGAAACATATGTAACGACTGCGAATCTCGCAAGTCATTTCTATGCGGTGAATGCGGCTGTATTATCAGAGCTAAATCAGCTATAGCTAACGAAAAATGCCCAATTGGTAAATGGTAGTCCAAGAAGGACACCATTGGTTTCCTTATTTTGGCGCGCTTGTTGTTAAAACACATATATCTAAATCGTTCCAAAACAAATTATTAATCGAAGGCAAAAAGTCTAAACAAGAACGCTTACTACATACCGAAAAATTAGTAGGCATGATTAAAGAAGAATACGCTTTCGAAGATTTTGAAGGATGGTTTATGCCTGAGTTTTTACCTTTGTTATCTGTCTACCAAGACATATTTCAAAAAGATTGGAGTGAAACAGCAGACGCAATACAAAGACCGTTTGAAATTACTAAAACTGAGCTTTGGATAAATTACACAAAATGCCGAGAATTTAATCCACAACATAATCATACTGGTGATTTGTCATTTGTCATTTACTTAAAAATACCACAAGAACTAAGAGAAGAAAACGAACGCACAAAGGCAAAACACAATAACAATGGTACAGGGACTATTGATTTTTCTTACGGAGAGAATTTGTTATTTAATAAAACAGGCTTTTCGCATTTACCTGACGAGGGCGATATTTACATTTTTCCTTCTTGGTTAAACCATTCAGTAACTCCATTTTTTTCAGACGTTGAAAGAATTACAGTTGCAGGTAATATTTTTCTTAAACGAAATGATTGGGTACATAAATAATGATTGACGTTATATTTGGCGATGTGTTATACAGTAACAACTTAGACTTAGACACACAAGCTATTGTAAAAAATATGCGTGAACCGTTAAAAGCAGAAATAAACAAACATAAACAAACAAGATCTAGCGATTCTTCATTGTATGTATTAGAAGAAGAACAGCACAAACAACTTAAAAGTATTATTAATGCTGAACTATATAATTATGCAAACAACATAATGAAATACGACGCTGATTTTAAAATTACCACGTCTTGGTTTACAGAAACAGACAGTATGGAACAGTCACAATACCACCAACATCAAAACAGCTTTATAAGTGGTGTGTTGTACTTAAATGTTAATGAAGATAGCGGAAGCATTACATTTGAAGATTTTCGAGACGAACAGATTAAAGTGCCATGCACAGAATACAACGTATTGAATGGCAATGCTTATACAGTACAACCTGTAAATGGTTTAATATTGTTATTTCCAAGCAAGATGTGGCACATTGTTAATAAAAACAAAAGTGAGCACAAAAGAAACTCATTAGCTTTTAATGTTATGCCTTTTGGTACAGTTGGAGTGCCTACAGCAGACAGTCATATGAGGATAAAGCTAATATGAAAGTTGTAGACAAGTTTTTAGAAACAAAAGATGCAGAATACGTCTACAAATACTGCCTTACATCTTCTTACACATATGGAGAAACAGACACAGATACAACACCACCAACAGGCATGGTTCACGAAATAAACAAAACTGAACGTATCTACAAATTATTTAAGAAAAGGATACAAGAAGTTTTTACTAATTTACAAAATGTAAGTATTAACAGAATGTATGTTAATTGTTTCGCACCGTCAGAAAAACCTTATTTTCATACTGATGGTAAAAAAGGTATTACATTTTTGTATTACATAAACGATAGTTGGCAACTAGACGATGGTGGTGAAACACAAATAATAGTTGACAATGAGATTAAAGGCATACTACCTATACCAAACAGGTTAGTTGGTTTTGATGCAAATTTAGTACACAAAGCAACGACGTTTAGAAACAAACATAGATTTACTATTGCTGTTAAAGTAACTACCAATGACGATTAAAGTTATAAAAAATTTCTTAACAGAGTCAACACACAAAAATATATTGTCTGTTGTGCAGGCTGATGACGTTTGTTGGTACAAAGGTCAAGTGTTAGATAGCAATACAAAAGATTATCAGTTTTCACACACTATTTATTTAGATCACAATGTCACGTCTACTTTGTTTGATGTGTTTAAACCACTGTTTAGAGAATTACAAATAGTAGCATTCCATAGATTAAGACTAAATTGTAACATCCAACAAAATGAAAACCGTATACTAGGTGGTTATCACATAGATATTGGCAACGAGAAAAAACAGCCACACGCTAATTTAACAACAGCTATTTATTATCTTAATGACACAGATGGTAAAACATTGATAAAAGAAAACAACAAAGTAAAAGAAATAGAATGTGAAGCTAACTCAGTAGTTATATTTCCTAACTCATTACAACACACTGGAACCACACATACTGACAAACCATTTAGATATGTTTTAAACTTAAACTATTTTTCATAATGATTGGTTACGACAGATTTTTTGCTAGTGTAATAGGGGCTAAGACAAACCCAAACCATCATGACGTGGTTGATACATTAATTAAAAAATGCAACACAATCCAAAAACAAGTACCTAGTGGTGGCAACAATTGGTTATTTAGAACGTACAATACTCATTCAACTCACAGCGTATGTACAGATAAAAGTTTTAAAAGTATAAATAAATTCGTATCTGAAGCAGTGCATGAATACTGTAACGACACTAAACTAGATTCATCTAAAATACAAAAAAACCCTACAGATGGATGGCTAAACATATACAACAAAGGTGACAGTCAAGAATTCCATACACACGCAAATAGTATTATTAGTGCAGTCTACTACCTAAAAGCACCACTTGATTCTGCAAGATTTTATTTCAAAAATCCTTACCAGGATATGTTATCGCCACAAGTAACTGAAGCAACATTTGACAACACACAGATTGCACATATTACTCCAGTTGAAGGTAGCGTAATTATTTTTAGAAGTTATATTGAACATATGGTACAACAACACAATATTGATGAACAACGCATCAGTTTAGCGTACAATTTCTATAAATCATGACAGAAGAAGAAGCACAAGACATAGAAGCACAGAAAATACCTTATATGTATGTAGCGTTATTACACTATACATCTAGGATAACTGGCGACTCTGTCGAAAAAATAAACGCAGAGATAGAGCATTCTTGTAATTTTGAGATTCAAGACAATACACAAAAGTTAAATGGATAACAGGTAAATAATGAACACTTGGTGGGAAAAACAAGAAGGTTTAGAGCGGTTGGCAAAAGTTTTCAAAGAAACGCAAAAGGAATATATAATAGAGAACGAAGAAAGGAATACGCCAAAACCGCCTATGTCACCTTTCGACTATAATCAAGATAAGGATGATAATGGAAGAGAGAGTGAAT